ACCTCTTCTAAACTTCTAAAATACTAAATAATCTAGTGAATGCTTAAACTTTCAATGGCACAAACAAATAACATGTACATGTAACAAGGAGAATTACAATGCCTTTTCAACTTAGTCCAGGTGTTGCAGTCGTAGAAAAAGACTTTTCGTCAATCGTTCCAGCAGTTAGTTCTTCTGTTGGTGCCTTTGCAGGTTCTTTTGCTTGGGGTCCAGTTCTGCAACCAATTACAATCTCTTCTGAGAATCAATTGGTTCAGCAATTTGGTAAACCAAACGATTACAACTTCCAATCTTTCTTTTCCGCTGCAAACTTTTTATCATACACAAACAACTTGTTGACAGTTCGTGCTGATGGAACGAATCTTAAAAATGCGGTGCATATTAAATCTGGTAGTATTAATACGCTATCGATTAATGCTGCTGGTTCAGGTTATACCTCAACAGCTGCTGCACCAACAGTAACTATTTCTGCTCCAGATGAACTTGGTGGCGTTCAAGCAACAGCCACTGTAACAATTTCTGGTGGTGCAATTACTGCTATCGCAGTTGCCGCTGGTGGTTCAGGTTACTCTGTTGCTCCAACAATTAGTATTGCTGCTCCTGCTTCAGGAACTCAAGCAACTGCTACAGCAACAGTTTCTAGCGGTGCTATCACTGCCTTTACTATTGTCTCTGGTGGTACTGGTTATAAAACTTCTCCAGTAGTTACTATTACTCCAGTTTCTGGTGGTACTGGTGGCTTGGCAGGTGCTGTTACTATTGGTACTTCAACTGTTACTAGCATTACTTTAACTACTGCTGGTTCTGGTTATGCCATTGCTCCAACAATAACTATTGCTGCTCCACCTTCAGGAGTTAATGCAACAGTTACTACACCAACACTTACTACTGGTGGTGTAAAAATTAAAAACTCTGAAGACTATGTTAACAATTTTGTTACAGGTCAAGGATTATTCGGTGAGTTCGGTGCCAGATATCCAGGAGCATTGGGTAATGGTTTGATCGTTTCCTACGCTGATAATTCTACTTTTGCAACATGGGGTTATAAGTCTCAGTTTGATTCTGCTCCAGGAACTTCTACTTACGCAGCAAATGTTGGTTCTTCTAAAGACGAACTACACGTTATTGTTGTTGACGGTACTGGTGTTTGGACTGGAACTCCAGGAACTGTTCTTGAGAAATTTCCATTCTGTTCTAAAGCAGGTGATGCTAAGAAACCAGATGGTACTAACAACTACTACAGAGATTTAATCAATACTAACTCTGAGTATATCTGGTGGTTAGATTTACCTCAAGTTGTTTCTCCAACTACTAATTGGGGCACTTTTTCAACTGGTCAAGTAACTTTCACTGATGCTCAAGCTGATGCAAAAGCTGGATTTACACTTTCTGGTGGTGTTGATGATTTCACTTTCAGCGATGCTAAACAACTAGAAGCATACACATTGTTCTCTAACGCAGAATTGTTTGATGTAAGTTTGATTGTAGCAGGTAAAGCGTCATCATCAAATGCTGCAGCGATTGCTGACATTGCTAAGACTCGTGCTGACTGTGTTGCCTTTGTTTCTCCACAATCAGTTGTTGATGGTTCGCCAATCGTTGGTAATACTTCAACTCAAACTGATGCTGTTATTGCTTACCGCAATGCTATGAATACTATTCACAGCTACGCTGTAATGGACTCTGGCTTTAAATATCAGTACGATCGTTATAACGACAAGTATCGTTATGTTCCATTGAACGCTGACATTGCTGGTTTGTGTGCTCGTACTGACTACTCAAATGATCCATGGTTCTCTCCAGGTGGTTACAATCGTGGACAAATTAAGAATGTTGTTCGCTTGGCTTACAATCCTGATCTAACAAATCGTGATACACTTTACAAGGCTGGCGTTAATCCAGTTGTTTCTTTCCCAGGACAAGGTATTATCCTCTACGGAGATAAGACTCTACAAACTAAACCAAGCGCATTTGATCGTATCAATGTTCGTCGTTTGTTTATCGTTCTTGAGAAAGCAATCGCAACTGCTGCTAAGTTCCAGTTGTTCGAATTTAACGATTCGTTCACTCGTGCTCAGTTTGTAAACTTAGTTGAACCATTCCTACGTGATGTTCAAGGTCGTCGTGGTATTACTGACTTCCGTGTGAAGTGTGACGATACTAACAACACTGGACAAGTTATCGATAGCAACCAATTCGTGGCTGACATCTTTATTAAACCAGCTCGCTCTATCAACTTTATTACTCTGAACTTTGTTGCTGCTCGCTCTTCTGCGAACTTCACAGAGATCGGTGGATAATACCTAAATAGAGAATATAAGGAGATAACAAATGGCAAATATTGCTGACTTTAAAGCGCAACTGATTGGGGGCGGTGCTCGTCCTAATCAGTTCCGTGTGGATTTAACTTTTCCATCTTATGTATCACTGGCTGCTATCGCTGGTTTACAGGGTCAATTCCTATGTAAAGCAACGACACTACCAACATCGACAATTGAAAACATTGCTTTGCAGTATCGTGGTCGTCAAGTAAACTTGGCTGGCGAGCGTACTTTTGAACAGTGGTCTGTTACTATTTACAATGACACTTCTTTCAATATCAGAAATGCTTTTGAAATTTGGTCAAATGGTATTCAAAACAATGCGACTACACAAGGTCGTACTAGCCCAAGAGACTACCAAGTAGATTTATCTTGTAATCAATTAGATCGTAATGGTGCTCAAGTTAAAACTTACAAGTTTATTGATGCATATCCAATCTCTATCGGAGCAATTGGACTAGATTACGAAACAACAAACCAAATTGAAACTTTTGATGTGACTTTCCAATACAACTACTGGACTTCTGATACTTCAACTGCTGGCTCTGGATTCGGAGTTAATGTTGCTGTAAATACTCCATTCGGTACGTTCCCAATCTAATCCGTTTCGGGTTAGATTTTTTATTATTGAGGATATATAATGGCTGAATTATTCGGTTTCGAGATTAAGCGTAAAAAGGAGAAGGACTTACCATCAGTGGTAATGCCTTCTGCCGATGATGGATCGACTGTAACATCTTCTGTTAATGCTGGGGCATATTATTCCCTAGTTGTTGACATGGAAGGTAATGTAAAAAACGAAAATGACCTTATCCGTCGTTATCGTGAAGTTGCTCAATATCCAGATTGCGATACAGCAATTGATGATATCGTTAATGAAGCGATTGTTGTTGAAGAAGATGTAGAAGCTGTTAAAATTGTAGCCGATGATATTAAAGTATCTGATGGTATTAAAAAGAAAATTCGTGAAGAGTTTGAAAACATTTTAACACTGTTGAGATTTAGCGATAAGGGTCATGATCTTTTTCGCCAATGGTACATTGATGGTAGATTGAACTACCACATTCTTATTGATGAGAAGAAACCTCGTGATGGTATCGTTGAGTTAAGACCAATTGATCCACGCAAGATTCGTCGCATTAAGAATGTTAAAAAAGATAAAGATAAAAAAGGTGTTGAAGTTGTAGTTGGTGTTGAAGAATACTATATCTACAATGACAAAGGAATTACAGAACAAACAACTCAGGGTGTTAGATTAAGTCTTGACTCTGTGTTATACTGTGGTTCGGGTATGGTTGATTTAAACACTGGTATGATGTTGTCTTATTTACATAAGGCAATTAAACCTGTTAATCAACTTAAGATGATCGAAGATGCTGTTGTTATCTATCGTATCTCTCGTGCACCTGAACGCAGAATATTTTATGTTGATGTGGGTAATCTGCCAAAAATTAAAGCAGAGCAATATGTAAATGATTTAATGAATCGTTATCGTAATAAAGTTGTTTACGATGCTAACACTGGTGAAGTGCGCGACGATCGTAAGTTTTTGTCAATGCTTGAAGATTTTTGGATGCCACGTCGTGAAGGTGGTAAGGGAACTGAAATTACCACACTTCCAGGTGGTCAAAACCTTGGTGAAATCCAAGACATTCAATATTTCCAAGAGAAGTTATATCAGGCACTTAATGTGCCAACAAGTCGATTAAAGTCTGGCGATGGTTTTCAGCTTGGTCGTGCTTCAGAAATTAGTCGTGATGAATTAAAATTTACAAAGTATATTGCCAGACTTCGTAAAAAGTTTTCTGGCTTGTTTAATGATGCTTTGAAGATTCAACTAATAGCCAAAGGCATTATTCGTGAAGACGAGTGGGATGGAATTAAAAGAAACATCCGCTATGACTTTATGAAAGATAATGCGTTTAATGAGTTGAAGGAAGCTGAGTTATTGGGTAACCGAATTCAAATGCTTCAACAAATTGAACCATACATTGGTAAATTCTACTCTGTTGATTGGGTCAAGAAAAATGTTCTTCGTATGTCTGAAGAACAAATTGATACTCTTGAATCTCAGATCAAGAAAGAAGGAGATTACCAGTTGAGTTCTGCTCAACAACAAGGTATGGCGCAGGGTGTGCAACAAGTTGCTACTCAGCAAGAACTAGATAACGCTGGATATGGTCAAGACCAGCAACAACAAGGAGCTAAAAAATGAGTACTCGTGATTTAATTGATGCGATTGAAAGTGGTGATGCAGTTGGTATTGAAACTGCATTTAATTCTGTTATGGTAGATAAAGTAGCAGAAAAATTAGATGGTATGCGTACCGACATGTCACAAAACATGTTTAAAACTCCTGAAGAGACTACAGAAGTAGAAGCCGAAGAAACTACAGAAGAGTAATATGGCAAAATACTTTGGATCTTTCCGTAAACAAGTCCTAGAGCAATCTGGACTTGTAGCATCCTTCTTAGTTTATGGACACGATGTATCCATTACGGAAGATCTAAACATTTATATTAATGACATTCATATTGAATCAAATGTAAGTACATTGGAAGAAGCAAGACAATACGCCAAACAAGTTATTGAACATACAGAACTGTTAGAACATATTGACACTACTATACCAAAAGAAAAAGTCGCAAACTATATAAGAGAATATCATAACATCGAAAAGATTACTGATACACTTATCGAATCATATATCGAACTTGCTTCTTCCAATATATTTACAGTAGACCCAGTTGTAACTGCCATTAAAGAATCAAGAACGGCAGAGTTTAAGGGTAAATTACAGTACGATCTTGAAGATGGTTCCGTAGTTGCAATAGATGAATCTACGCAAGAATACCTAAATAGTTTACTGAAGAATAAAAGTGAAATTGTTGATTACATGCGTGAAAGTAAATCCAATTTCATGAAAATTATAAAAGGACTTGGGGATTAATCGATGGCAATGACTATCACTACGCTTAAGAATACTAATCAGGAAACAGTGATTCACTTCACTTCTTCTGCAGCAGAGTCTGGCACGATTACTATCGCCAACTTAGCTGCCACAACTCAGGCACGTAACACTGATGCCCCAGCAGTTAATATTGCAAAGTATAGCATAACTGGTGAATTGGGTGCAAAAATTTCAATTATTCGTAATAGTAAAATTGTATTAGTTGTTGCTCCAGAAAACGCACCAAGTCTTGAATTTAATATGTTTGGTGTTCCAGTATCTAATGACAATACTTTTGATATTGTTATTACTAATGGTGCAGCAAAAGATGTTTCTGGGTTTCTAGTTCTTCGCAAAATCGCTGGTTGGGATAGTAAAGTTGAAAATGTTATTTATGGCGCATATGATGATCCTACTAGAGTTGGTGCTTCTACCACCATGAGTGGTTCACCAGATAAGGTATAATAAATGGCTGCTATTAGATTTGATACACTTAGAAATACTAACCAAGAAACTATTATTAAGTTTTCTGGTGGATCTGGTGATACTGGCACGATTACTATCGCTAACATTGGCGCAACATCTCAGACTCGTAACTCTGACACACCAACAGTAAATATGGTGCGCATTATTGCATCGGGAATTACTAACTCTAACTTAACAATCACAAGAGGTGGTATTACAGTTTTCGCTGGATCTCCAGGTGCTGTTATTGAGTTGGAGTTTATTTCAAATGGTTTCTCTGATTCAGTTGGTAACACTTCTGACTTAGTATTTACTATCGGTACTGCTGCAGTAACAGGATATATGACATTACGTAAAATTGCAGGTTGGAGCACTAAAGTTGAAGATGTTGTATATGGCGCATACGATGATCCAACTGTTGTTGGACCAAATTCCAAATCTGGTAGCCCAGGAGTATTACCATGAAACTAATTAGAGAAGTCCTCGAACAAACTTCCACATTCATAGAAGAAAAAGTTGGTGGCAAGAAGAATTATTTTATTGAAGGTGTATTCCTTCAATCTGAGATTGTAAACCGCAACAAGCGCATGTACCAAGAAGGTATTATGGACAAAGAAGTCGGACGTTACATGACAGAGTATGTTGCAAAAAATCGTGCTTATGGTGAACTCGGTCATCCAGATACACCATCTATTAACTTAGATCGTGTATCACACTTGATTGTAGATCTACGTAAAGAAGGCACGAACTATATTGGTAAAGCAAAGATTTTAGAAACTCCAATGGGAATGATCGCTCGTGGTCTTCTCGATGGTGGTGCTAATCTTGGCGTGTCAAGCAGAGCAATGGGTTCACTTAAGACTAATAACGAAGGTGTTCAAGTTGTTCAAGATGACTTTATGTTGTCTACAGCTGCAGATATTGT